GATATTTTAGGCGGGTTTACAGCCGCGGTGCGGTGGTTGGTCAAGCATTATTTGGCTGAGTTAAAACCTAATGGCGGCACATCATTACGAGATGAACAGAACCGACAGGGTGAGACAATCAAGCGTTTGGAGAGCCGCGTTGATGAAATTTATAGCCTTCTTCTTAATCGCCGCTAGTCTTAGCGGGTGTGGTTATCAAGGCTACACGCGCTACCCTTGTCAGGAATTTGTAAACTGGGAAAAGGCAGAATGTAATCCTCCGCAATGTGAAGCGCTAGGACAATGTACAAAGGATTTATTACCTGATGTGGAAAATCAAAATGGCTAGACGCAAATACACACCTGAAGAATTACATGCGCGTTTAATTGTCACCATAGGAATTCTTCTTGCTTTGGTGTTCTCAGGTTCAGTCTTTGCCATGCTGTACGCGTTGGTATTTGTCACGCAACCTATGGCACAAGCCCCTAATGATGCGGCGTTTATTGATCTTATTTCAACTTTAACCGTATTCCTCACAGGTACGCTCTCAGGCATTTTGTCTGCAAATGGACTAAAATCTAAACCAAAGCCACAGGAAGGAAAAGAAGATGAGCCTAAATAAAGTCATAGAACTTTGTAAAGCATCAGAAGGTTATACAGAAGGCCCAAACAATGACACCACATTTGGTAAATGGTTTGGCCTCAACAATCAACCCTGGTGCGCAATGGCCGCATCAAAGATGTATTTTGATGCTGGAATTCTTGCCTCAGTAGCCAACACCAAAAAAGGTTTTGCCTCATGTGATGCCTGGTTAAAGTACCTAACAAAGAACAATCAACTTGTGCCGCTTGGTCAGGCTCAGCGCGGGGATCTTGTGTTTTTTCAATTTGATGAAGATGCTCAACCTGATCATGTGGGCATTGTTAAGTTCCACCATACAACGCTCAAGTACCTACAAGTATTTGAGGGCAATACCTCAAGCGGTAAATCAGGAAGCCAATCAAACGGTGATGGCTTTTACCTCAAGAGGCGTGACTATAAAACAATCATGGCGGTAGCCCGCCCAAAGGAGTAACAATGGAACAGAAGCACCTAGACATGTTGAAATCAGCAATCCGCCACTTTGCAATTACGGCTGTTGCGCTTTATGCCGCAGGAGTAACTGACATTAAGGCACTTGCGTTTGCGACAGCAGCAGCAGTTGTTGGCCCTGCTATCCGTGGCATTGACAAGAAAGACCCTGCATACGGCTTGGTTGCAGATGTAGTAACCGCAGAGATTGACAAGTTGGCAAAGGCAAGCAAGAAGAAAGCCGCACCCAAAAAGAAAACGAAGTAGTGAACTGGCCCGCTAACGCGGGCCTTTTTACTTTGAGGTACGCTTGTCGTAGGAGGTAAGGCAATGGCATTAGAAAAAGCGTTTAACGAAATTATTAGCAAGAGGGTAGCGGGTCGTTTATTGGGCAATCAATGCGCCTATAAATCATTGTATGACTCACTCAATGAAGCGGATCAAAAAACATTAGATGAAGCATGGGAGAAAAATTACCCTGTTAATTTGATTGTTCAGGCTTTGAGATCTGAAGGGCATAAATGCAGTTCAGACACAATTAGAGTTCACAGGAATGGTTCTTGCAGGTGTACAAAAGAGTAGAGGAAGTTCTTGATGATCGCCAAAATGAATACGGGAGTGCTCGCAAGAACTTTACAGCCATAGGCCGCATGTGGGGCGCGCTTTTGGACATAGAGGACATTGACCCTGCCATTGTTGCGTTGATGTTTGATGCGGCAAAGTCAGTGCGGATTACAGCCAACTTAGAGCATGAGGATAGTTGGATAGACAAAGAAGGTTACACACACCACGGCAAGGAGATTGTGTTTACAAATGAGCCTTGAAAAAAGATTACAGGACATGCCTGAAGGCATTGAGTCGCAAGATGTAAAAGAACTACGCCAAGTAATTTTGCGATTGCAAAAACAGTTAAAGCAATCCAAAGAGCGTAGTGAAGATTTAGTAGAAGCAACTCACCGTGGTGCTTATGATGCAATGATTTCATTGGGTGCAGTGCCACCTGTTTCTGCGCCACAAAAAGACACACGCAAAGTTAATCCTGAAGTGGCTTTAATCCACACAACAGATTGGCAAGGCGCAAAAGTTACAACCAGTTACAACAGTGAGATTATGCGTGAGCGCGTAATGCAATTTTCTGAAAAAGTTGTACACCTAACTGATTTGCAACGCCATCATCACCCTGTAAAAGAGTGTGTAGTGATGTTTGGCGGTGACATGGTTGAAGGTTTGTTTAACTATCCTGCGCAGTTATGGCAGATAGATGCTTCACTCTTTGGCCAGTTCACAACAGTTTCACGGCTTTGTGTGGACTTTGTGCGCGAGATGTTAGTCAATTTTGAAAAGGTTACAGTGATTGCAGAGTGGGGAAATCATGGGCGCATTGGTGGCAAGCGCGCAGAAGTGCCTAAGTCTGACAATGTGGATCGCATGGTGTACGAAATGAGCCGCCAAATTCTTGCAGGAGAAAAGCGTTTAACTTGGGAAGATTGTCCAGAGGACATTCAAGAAGTTGAGATTGGTAACTACCGCGCCCTGCTCATGCATGGTGATGAGTTAGGTCGTTCAGGATTTGCAAGCCCTGCGGCATGGATTGCAGGTGCTAACCGTTGGAAGGCAGGCGCACATGATTACGATTTCCACGACATTTTCTTAGGTCACTATCACCGACATGCACAAGAGCCTATTCAAAAGCACTACAACATTTATTGGACAGGTTCAACAGAGTCAGATAACCGTTATGCGCGTGACTCAATGGCCGCTAGTGGCAGACCTTCACAGCGTTTGCACTTTGTAGATCCGATTAAAGGCAGAACCACAGCCCAATACCAAGTTTGGCTTGATTAAAAAACCTTGATTTACTTTGTCAAATCGTAAGTGACATTTACATTTTTGCGGCGTGTCGCAATTTTTTTACGCGTGACTCTTAAAATAAATTACAAAAAATTAAAAAGTTAAAAACTCTAAAAAGTATAATTATCTTGCAACCTCAAATTGAGGAACAGAAAGGTAATTCAATGAGCAAGTGTTGTGAAGTCGTGTATTTCAAACATGACATGGGTTGGGATTGTTACGACAAATCAGAGTGCCACAAATTTCAAGGCACATGGCTTCCTAGATGGTTTGACAATCCCATAGTGGAAGATGCGCCCACAAAAAAAGATGCCACGCAACAAATTAAAGACATGCATTTTTTAGGTATGTGCTTAGTTAGATCTTAGTCCTCATCATCATCTGAATACTCAGATGTAATAAGGCGCATGTTGGACACATCTATACCGTGTTCTTCTGCCTTGTCCATTGCGTCTTTAAATGTGGCTAGACAGCGGTTGGTCAGATCACTCACCATGTCAGGGTAAGTTGCTTCACTTCCAATTTCCACGACAAGACCGCCTAAGCGGATTGAGATTTGTGAGTAAGCCATAGTTTCCCCCTGACCCCTAAGTATGCCATTTCCAACACGCCACACCCATAAATTACAGGGTGCTTGTATTTGTCAGCGCCATAGGGTCTAATTCTCCCTACAAGGGCTGGTTAGCCCCCCAACAGAAAGGCAAGAAAATGGGTCACAGACTTATTGATGAAAATGGCACAACAATTACAGGTCAGATCAGAATGGTTTTTGTTTGCGACATGTGTGGCAACACGGCTGATTTTTACCATGGCATGACAACTTATGCAGGCGTAATTAAAAATACTATAACTCAAGCAAGTTTTTGTTCAGAGATCTGCGCAAGAAAGGCAACTGCATAATGGCAAACTACAAAGGCCCTTTAGATTACATTGATGTAGCAACACGCATTATTGAGTTCCGCGAGAAGTACCCAACAGGTTCATTACAGTCATGGAAAGACCCGTATGTAATTGAAGTAAAAATGCCTGACGGATCTATCAAAAGTTACATGGTGTATAGCGCGGCTGCATACCGCACACCTGATGACAAATTACCAGGCGTAGGTTGGGCGTACGAGCCAATACCAGGGCCAACAAACTTTACGCGTGACAGCGAATTACAGAACGCGGAAACAGCCGCGTGGGGTCGCGCCATGGTTGCCGCTCTTGCTGTTGATACTAAAAAAGGCATTGCATCATCTGAAGAAGTACGCAACCGCCAAACAAAAACAACTGATGCACCACAAGCAAAAGCACCTGCGGCTAAGCGTGAATACACAACTGATGAAATTGCAAGCGCAACAGCCGTGTTTGCTTTGATTGAAGCAACATCTGATTTAGATGAACTCAAATCAGCATGGCAGTTAAATGCAGATCTTCTTGATGTGGTTATTGATGGCGTAACTTTGCGTGACACAATCTTGGCAAAGAAAGATGCAATCAATGGATAACAAGGTCATTATTGCGAACAATGCACAATCCACATCAGTAGCCGCGGCCATGAAAGCCCTGCCTAGAACTGGATCAATGCGCCGCAAGGTGTATGAATACATTGTGGGGCAGGGTTTGCGTGGGGCTACTGATCAAGAGATAGAAAAAGCATTAGGCATTGATGGAAACACAGTACGCCCTACTAGGATTAGCCTCATCAAAGATGGTTACATCATTTGGGCAGGCACATTTAGAAAAAATAAACACAACAATGACTGCTTGGTTTACCGCGCAGTAGAGGAAGGAATGATGCTATGAGTAAGAAAGAAAATAAGTTTGAACCCTCAAACGGATTAAAGGTTGCAGTGCATTACAACATCATTGCAATCCGCGCTATGGCTCAAGAGTTAAACATCTTTCCTGAAGTGCTTGCTGAAAAGTTAGATAGCGCGGGCTTCATGCTTACGCCTGATCCTTTTAACATGTCATCAGATGCGGGCAAGGTAATTGCGTTGCAGAACAAGCGCGAGAATTCAAACATCAGCCTGGTACAAGATCCTGTACAGGAGGAAATTC